TCGAAAAAGTTGGAAAGTAGTCCAATATGAAAAGATGAAATTTGATAAAAATGTATACTTTCTCGGTGAAGGACGGCCAGAAGATCGCAAAAATATATAAAAAGGGTAGAGGTGAAGATAGTTTCGAAGGTTATCTTAGACTCTCCAGCAATAATGATGAAGAAGATGATGAAGAAGAGGACGAAGAGTTGATGGAATTGATTAGAAATGCTACTTTATCGAAAAAAGAGAAAAGGAGATTAGCAGAAATTATCAATCAAAAGGCGAAAATAAGAAATGAACCAATAGCAAAAGGCATAGAACATTACTTTACAAAGAAAAAGACTGAATTAGACCTTCCAGCTAATTACTATTTGAAACAAATGCATATTGAAGTACCAGGATCAGAAAGATCTACATTCTACATTCCAGCTAGATCTAACTCAGGTAAAACTACATGGATAGCTAATTACTTAGATGATTACTTAGATCAATTCCCAAATAACGAGATATACCTCTTTTCTGGAGTACCAAAAGATGAACCAGCATTCGAGAGGTTTGGAAAGAAAGTTACCGTTATGGATTTAGAATATTTCAAAGAAAACCCAATCACTAAGGCAGAAGAACTATCGGATTTTAAAGACTCAATGTGTATATTCGATGACATTAATTCTATACCTGACTTAAGAACTAAAAAATCAGTCATCACACTAAGAGATGTAATTCTACAATGTGGCAGACACGAGAACGTATCTTGTATGGTTACTGCTCATCAGGCATTAGACAGAAACTTAACTTCTTATCCTATTAAAGAGTCAGACTACTTTGTCACTTTCCCTCAAGCTAATAAGCAACAGACTAGATCATTACTAACTAAATATGCTGATTTTTCTAAACAAGATGTTGACAGAGTAATGAAGATTAATTCAAGATGGGTGGAAATAAGTAGAAATAACCCTACCTTTGTGCTGTATTCATCTGGTGCATATCTAATATAATGTCTCAATGTACTTTTTGTAAAAAAATATTTAAGAATGTTCTTAAGCATGAAGATAATTGTGTTAAACAGTTTAAAGTGCTAATAGGTCCTGATTATGAGAAGGTTAGATGTATTCATTGTAAGAAAGTATTCTATAAAGAGGATAAATACTATTGGGATTATATTAATAATAAAGCTACTAGAATGGTAGAGTATGGTATATGGAAACATCTAAAACATCGTCATCATATTGAAAATAATATTGAAGATCATCAAGAAAAAATAATTAATGATCAATAAATCTACTTCTTAGCAGCTCTTGCTTTGATGGATTTTTTTGGCATTACTTTTCCACCCTTTCCAGATACAATGTCAAAGATTTGTTCTTCAGTGTAACCTAATGCGGCCAAGGCTGGTAATACTTCGGCAGCGATTTCAGCACCTTTCTTTACATAAGGTAATGCTTTTTGTACTCCAGGAATGATTTTTTGTTGAGTGAAGTCTTTAGCCTTAGCTAACCCAACCTTCGCTTTCGAGATGAACTTAGACAAACTTCCTCCAGTGTACATTCCTCCATATACATAGTCGGCAACATCATCGTAAGACAACTTTCTAACCTTCGTGGAATCAGCAACATCCAATGCAGAAACATCGTTAGACTCGAATAACACTTCACCATCCTTAATGATCATCATACCATCATACACTACAATCATATACATAGCGTATTTGACTGTAGTTTGAGGAGGATTACCATAAGGTACCGCAGAATTATTATACAACCCAGTAAAGTCTAACTTGAATGAGATTTGCATTTGTCTTAAAGCTCCAGGAGCATCCAACAAATCTAATGAAACATCAGAACCAAAATCAATACATAATACTGATCCAACTTGTGAATACCATGCATCCCAAGACCCTTGATAACCATTCTTGACTGCCATACGATACAAGGCTTCAGGAGTACATTCAGCCAATAATCCAGAACGTGTTCCAAGATCTAAAGTGATCTTGTCAATACGAGCGAATGTGTCAGTTGTGTAATAAGTTTCATCAGCATCTTGTCTTTTAACGAAGATGTATAATCGTTTAGGAACTCCTTGAAGTTGGATGTTTGAGAATTGTTCAGACTTTTTTTCTCCACCTTTAACTACAGCATCTGCAACATTAATACTAAAGTCTTTAACATTGTTGTATGGGTAATGAATCATTCTTGGAATTGGTACATTTGCTCTAGGTTTGATGTAAATAAATTCCAATAATGCTCCACTTAGAGCACTTTCAGAAAACTTAAAAGTCAGATTATCGGCATTATTAGCAGCTGGACCAAAAATCCAAGATGAGAACATTCTAGATAAATCACGAATCTGGAAACTAATGTTTAAAGTGTCTAATCCAATCAGGGATTTGACTTCACGGTGCCCCCAGAATAATGGAGATAATGGGATAATTTCTTCTATCTCGAACTTGATTGTAACATCTTTATTCGCATCTGTAATTGTTGAGCTTTTAATGATATTATTGAGATAACCTGCCCGTCTGGTTGGTTCATAAAGAGACCCAGAACCATAGTTAGTCATTGGATCTCTGTTAGTTCCGAAAGGTCCAGCTGCAGCTGCGGCTGGATTATTGTAAGAAGGATAAGTATCCATGTATGTTGGCATACAACTAAAGTCATTTGTCATCTCTTGTTGAGTATTACAATACTTCATTAAAGCAGCATAATAACGATAAATATTAGTGGATTGTTGTTTTCCGTTTAACTCTAATTGAATAGAGTTACAACAAGAAGTGAATGGTGCAAATCTTAAAGCTAAACTATCAAGTATAGGTGTCGCTCCATTTGTACATTCAATTTGAACTTCAATGGGAATCTTGACATAAATCTTACTCGAAACAGCAGTGTCACGAGATGGAATTAATGTATTAAAGCTGATAGCAGCCTTTGAGGCACTGATTTGTTTCCAAGTTCGGTAAGTAACATCACCTCCTGATCTTTCTACTAAGTAGCTAGCTTCACGATCAAAGTCAATTCGAGGATCATCAACCAAGTATGTTTTGACCGGTTCTGCAGACAAAGACATTTTATTGAAAAAAAAGAAGATTTTAATAAAGAATGTCTTTTATAAAAGAAGAAAAAAAGAAAGCATTATCACCATCCGACATATTTGACATAGCTAAAAAGACATGTAGCGTGTTAAAGTATCCCGATTTGAGTAACTTTAAGAATATTGATGAAATATTTGAAGAGGGTTCTTCACTTTATCAACAACTGAAACCTGACTATCCATTCGATGACAATACTTGCATACTTTTATACATGTCAAAACCAAACTTTGGTCACTGGTGTACTATCAATAGGTACAAAACTCATTATGACTTCCTAGACCCATATGGAACCATCATCGATGACCAGCTAGACCACATAAACCCAGATTTTAGGGAAGAGTCAAATCAAGAGAGAGCTCATCTATGCAGACTTTTGACCAAAACCAAGAAACCAGTTCACTATAATGACACTCAACTTCAGATTCTAGATGGAGCTACTTCAACATGTGGGAGGTATGCGGCACTATTCTTGAAGTTCAACCAAGTACCAGTAGAAAGGTTCGCACAATTATTGATCAAAGGTGCTAAGAAGGGTAAGATGACAGTCGATGACCTTGTCACAGTTATGTCTATTTAGATGTTTGAAATGTAAATAAAATTATGTCGGAGTATACTTCAGAAGAGATATTGGAAGCCATCACTGACCCTGATGGTAAGTCCAATGCCCAACTTGACCTACTAACACTACTCACAGAGAATGATATACCCATCGAACCAGAGATCTACGATGAGCTACTATCAGACATTGTAGAAAAAGGTTTGTTGACAGAACAAAACTATCAACAGATCTATTCTTTAATACCTCCAGGTTCTGTATATTCTTACACTGTAACAACCGATCCTGATAAAGAAACAGAAAAAAAGTCGCAAACAGTCACATATTTGAATACTCCTAACAAAGATCCGAGAACAGTAGAGAGAGCTGTTAGTGCTATTATTGCATCAGCGTTAGGTAAAGAGGTAATTTATGAAATGGAGTCTGGTTATGTACAAGGCGTTAACAGTAACTATGACTTTTATGCCAACTATGATGCTATCCAACCTGATTTTTACATCTCAAATACTATATCTATCACAGAGCCAGTTGGGTTCTTTTCTAAATTATTTCCAGATGATGAACACTTAAAGTATGACTTTAACACTAATGATGAAAATATGTATTGTGTATTATCTGCATTATTTAAGCAAGAACCTAAACTTTATCAACAATGTAACCTATTACCTCCTACACCTAAGGAAGAGAGAAAGTTCTACTTAGAAATACTTAATAAATGTAATATCGCAACTCATGACGAGTTTGCTATTACTCCAGAGAAAGTAGCAGAGGTTTACAGATCATTAGGTCAAGCCTACCAACTCAATGTTAACATTACTCAATACTACTTAACAGGTAAGTCATGGTACTTCAAACCAGACCAACTTCCAAGAAGAACACTAAAACTTAACTTTGACACTAGTAAAGAATTACTAAAACTATCTGTAGCTAAAGTAGACAACCATATGTTTAACATTAATAAGACCACATCATCTAGAAAAGATGCTTTACTATACTTAGCTAATAAAGTAGCATTCAGATATGATGAACTTAAAGATAAGAGAGTGTCTGATAAGATAAAGGATATTAGAAAGTTGAGTAGAGAACATGCTAAAGACTATAAACAATACCATGAAAACTTGCTAAATAATCCAGACGAGTTACTAAAAAATGTTGATGTAAACAGTTGTGTTTCCTTAGAGACTGAAGAAGATGACTTAGGTACTGACAAAGATAAAGTTGTTTATGTTCCATTTATCTTCGACTTCGAAACAGTACTAAATGAAAACAATGAACATTGCATCTATTCATATGTTATTAAGAAAGTTAGCGTCGTAGGGGGCGCAACCCCTTGTGAATCATACTTTGACTACTTCCCTTTTGAACAAAAGACTAAGATGTCAGAAAATGTACTCATTAAACTATTTAACTTTGTCATTGCCAACACTAAGGATGGTGAAAGAGCTATTCTATTCGCTCATAATGGTGCTAAGTTCGACAACTTGTTAATACTAAAGATGGCATCCATAACTCCTTGTATGCATAGTTTTAGAGAAGTAACAGCTGGTCCTAATAATGACATTATGTTATCCCTAGACATTACTTACTCATACAAACTAGAGAGACATTCTACTAAGTATTACAAGAAAGTTATTTCATTCAGAGATAGTTACAAGTTACTAGACTGTAGAGCTGCTGATATTCCTAGAAACTATGGTACTAAAGCATTCAAGTTACCTTATTGTTATAATCTATATAATGAAATGTTTAAGATTACACAGAATAAAACATTAACTAAAGCACAAATGAAGTATAAGATGTTAAGATATTTCCAGAGAGAATCAGATAATATGTTTTCACTGAAGAATGGTAATA